TCCGCTCGCGGACTTTTCCTTTGAAAACCGTGGCACGCAAAAAGCTGTCAAGCACCTCAGCGGCGCCCAACTTGAGCATCAAGGCACGGTCGGCATCAAGGCCAGCTGCGCCGGGACCCCAGGTGGCGGCGGCGCCTTTAATTTGGCCAAGACGTGAAAGATCAGGAGCAACCATTGTTTTGGTATGCGAAGGAATTTGAGTTTTTAGACCGCTTCTCCTTCACCGTCACAGGTTGTCCTCCTTAGAGGGCCCGCCGCTTAGGTGGCGTCTGGCAAAAAGCTAACCAAATAAATCACTTGCTGCCAACATTTTTGCAACCTTGCCGCGGTAAGCCTCGTCAACTTCGTACAGCCGCTGGCCGCGGTCATTGGTTTTACCCATTGCATCCAGCACCTGTTGCTGACTTTCAAAACGAGTTTGCTGCGGCGCATCTCCGCCCCCGTAGAGCTTTGGCTCTATGACTGCATCTGGAGCGGCGCGGCGTGCAACCATTGCTTTTATGGCCCACTTGATGGCCTCCTTGTTGCCGCTGTCAACTACAGCGTTGTAGTCAGCCAGCTCATTGGCATTGAGATTGCTGGCAGCCCAGCTGCTTAGCTCAGCAAACCCTTGGTTGCCACCCACCATGTCTTTAATTTGAGCCGCATCAGCGTCGGTTAACACCTCCTGCTGTTGCCCAGCAGGAGCCTGGGCCTTTGAGACGTAGTTCTCCACCACCTGGCGGGGGACCTTAAAGACCTCCGCGAGATCATCAAAGTGACTGCTTACGTCCTCGCCGCTGTCGGCGCGAAACATAACGTCCGCCAAGTCAATACCTTTGCCAGCCAGAGCTGCCACGGCTTCCTGGCCATAGACCTGGACAGCCTGCTCTTGCGAATAACCTTCGGCCTGTGCAGCCTCAGAATCGGTTGCGGGCTCTGATTGTCTGCCTAGTTTTTTCTCCAACTCCTGATAGGAGCGAGCCAGGTCTTCGACGTTCTTGAACTTGCCGGCTAGCAGCTCAGGCTCTTGTTGGGCCTGCTGCTGTTCTTTGACAAACTCCTCCAGCAGGCTTTCCTGGCCGGGCGCCACCATGCCTTCCGTTGCTGCCTCAGGCGCGGTGATCTGAGGCGCGGTTTGCGCGTTTGGGGTCGTGGTCATACGGGTTGGTCTTCAGGGGGTTGTTCAGCCGCCATCTGCATGTCCTGCGTAGTAGCAGCTGCATTGGCGAGTTTTTGTGGGTCGGCCATGCTTGATTGCATAGCCTGCTGAGCCATGGCCATCTGCTGTTGCTGTTGTGCTTCAGCAGCTAGCTCGTCCTCGGACTTGACAAGCCCAAGGATGTCGATGCCCATGGAGTACGCCAAGCGCTTGATTAGCTCAGGCGGCTTGACGTACTGGGCAAGCCCTTCAGGTCCAATCGTGTTGCCAAGCGTGGTCGTGAACCGCACCAACTGCTCCAAGTCATTACCGCGGCCGACAGCTGCCAAGCCAACAGTCATTACTGGCTTAACCAACTCCTTCGGCATTTTTGGCACCTTGCCCTGGCGAGTCAGGATGTCGAGCTTGCGGGCCACATACGGGACCTGAAACTCTGTTGTCAGAATTGAGTAAATGCTGCCCAGGCTGTTCTCGATCTGAAGTGCCTGCAGCCGAACTTCTTCTGCAGTGACGCGCTCAGCGTCTCGCATGTCAGCCAGCATGAACGCCTGCGCCAAACGGGCCTCAATTTGCTGTTTGCCCTGCATGGCCACGCTGAGGTCTGATGACTTTTGCACCTGTAACGCCAAGACATCATTGGGATCACCCGTGACAAATGAGCCGTTTGCGGCTCGGGCCAGATCAGCAGCTTTAGTGACACCGCTGGGTTTGACTAAAAACAACACCTTGCTACTAGCCAGTGCGCCTTCTGCAATGGCCTGACAAAGTGCTTCAACTGTTTGCAGGTCAGCAATGGCGGCACTTTCGATGTAGCCCACGCCATAGGGAGCGCCATCGCATCTAGTCATGCGTAATGGCAGCCAGGGGCTTACCTCTTTAGGCGATTTGCCTTCAGTGCCAGGAATTTTTTTACCACGCACCTCTTGGTGCCAATAGACATACCCGTTCTTCCAGCAAACGTAGGTGTAGAGCTTGACGGTCCTTTCCTTGCCTTCAGCTGTTAGATGACGATCTTGATCAAGGATGCCATGCAGCTCGTCGTCTTCTTCCTGCAACAGTTCTTGAATTTTCTGAGGCAGTTGTGCAATAGCAAGCTGCTCACAGGTCACTACTTCCAACGGATTACCCATAGGGTCCCGTGAAACCACAAAGCGGTTTAGATGAAAGACCCGCAAGCCCTCCGAAGAGATGTAAAGCAAGGCGTTGCCTGAAACAATCAGGTGCAACAACGCCTCGTGAAACACCACGCGGTCATTGCTGGCCTCAATCTCCCGCAAAACCATCCGCTCGATCTTGCTAAGCGCTTCTTCCGTAGTGGATTTTTGCTCTGGAGTGACGCCTTGCTTGGCAAGTTCTGCGTCATCAAGCGAGAAACGGAAAAACTGCTGCGTTGGCGGCAACAAGGCCAAAAGCATCCGACTAGCCAGGTTCAAGACACCGCGAGCGCCAATGCCGTTCCACGGAACCGCGTAAGAGTCCTTGTGATTCTTGTCTGGCTCGTTGGTATTAGGAATTAGGTACGGAATCGTCAGCCGAGCAGCCGTTCGGGCGCGATCCAGGTAGTGATCACGGTCACTTTCAAGCCGCCGGTAGCACTGTTCAGCTGATTCCATGGGTTACACCGAAATGTTGGCGCCAGAGCCGACGCCATAGCTGCCAGAACCCATCCGCAGGCTGGCACTGGTGGTCTTGGCGCCTTGTGCGCGAGTCCTGTTGTCGTCCACGGCAGCTGTGGGCGCTTGCTTGTTGGCTTGACGCGCCAGAATCTGTAGCGATTGCGTAACAGCGGTGCCAGCCGAGCGGATTTGGCCCAGCCGCTGCTGCTGCTCGCCTTGCAAGCGCGTTACATCAGCTCGCTGCTGCCGTACAGCGTCTTCTTGCTGCGCTTGCAGCGCCAAAAGCTGCGCTTGCTGGGCGGTAGCTGTGGTTGTGCGCTCTTGTGCCAAGCGATCCAGCTCGCGTTGACGCTCTTGAGCAATGCGGTCCAGCCGATCCCGCTCTCGCTGGGCTTCAGCTTCAATGTGCTCGCGTGGTCGTCCTCCTCCGCACATGGTCAGACTCCAATGTTGAGGCCAGTGCCAGGAGAAGCAGGCAGCGCAGCCCGGCTAATCCGCAGGTTGCTTTCGGGCTTCTTCTTCTTCACCGTGGCAGCAGTGGTTGTAGCGGCCTGCGGCGATTCAGTTTGAGTAGCTGTAATCGCGTAGGTCGATGCTTGCTGTGCAGCAGAAGCCGCAGCAGCTGCAGCAGCCTCATTCTCGTAACGCTTCTGCAGATCAGCCGTCTCCAAAGTGGCCTTGTCAATTTGGGCCTTGAGCTGGTTTTGAAAGTCGGTTTGCGACTTCTGCATGTCCGCTTGGTATTTCTCCAAGGACGCTCGGTTTCGAGCAATGTCTTCCTCGCTCGGGCCGCGATACACGACCTCTGGCGCCTGTGGCTGGTTTCCTCCAAAGCACATGGCAAACCTCCTAGGTGGATTGGGTGGTGATGTTTAGGCCAGAGCCGCCGCTGTTAGCCACGGCCGCCGTACTGCGCCCGATACGCAGTCCGCCTTTGCCCTTGCTGCCGGTTAAGCCGCGGGCATTGGCGCCCACAACTGGCGCTTGCGCTGTTTTTTCGGGTGGCGGCGTTCCAATTAACGTCGCCATGCGCATAGCCGCAGCGTTTGTGTTTTCGGCGTTTTGCCGTGCCTGGGCAGATAGTTTCTGCTGCACGCCTTCTTGCTCACGCAATGCAGCAGTCAACTGCTGCTGCATTTGCTGAGTGCCGCTATTGATTGTTTGATCAATGGCAGCTTTCTGCAGCTGGAACTCGTTGTTGTAGGCGCTGTAATCCGGCATGGTGATCTTTGCCGGGCTGCCGCCTCCTCCAGAGCACATCAGGGCACCTCCACGTCAAACGCGCTTTGCTGCTGGTCATCCAGCCGCTTCTTAAGCCAACGCACCACGGAGACCTGGCCAGCGCGAAACCAAACCTCTTTTTCCGTCAAATCCATGGACGGCGCCTGGTCGGGAAACTGCTCGGCTAACAGGCCGATCACTTTCGCATCAATGGCGGGGACGTAGCCCACTCTGCGGGGTCGTAGACGTAGTAAGCGTACCCATAAAGGCGCAAAAGGCCCAGCTATGGCCGACGCCGAAGAATGGTAATTAGCTTTTTGCTATACAGCGGGTCCGTGGCATAGCCCTCTGACTGCAGCAACCGGGCACATTCCTCTGCAGAAGTTGCTCGGTTGACCCCGCGAAACCCTTTGTAGTCCTTGTACCAGCGATCACAGAGGTAGCGGACAGCATGGCCAAGGCTGGTGAAGTCCATGAAAGACGCTGTGATCTGCACAGCTTTGCCGTCATACACCTCTTGCGTCTTTTTTGGCGTTCCTGGCCCCTTAAGTCCAAACATGTTCCAGCGACCAGACGGATAAGCCCCGTAATTGCTCTCCAAAGCCCACTGAGCAGCGACCACCTGCGGGAAACGGGCCCCGTAGGCCGCGGCAGCCGCCTTAACCCCCTCCCAGCTATTTGGATACTCATGCTCGGCTAGCTGCTTAGCGGTAAATAGCTGCAACCACTCAGCCGATTGGTGCAAAAGCGCTGGATCCGTGGCCTTGATGTGCTCATACAGCAGGTTGATAGCCTCCTGCTGGTGGTTTTCGCCTCTAAACCACCGCCAGCAATCCCGCCATTTTTGTGGCGTGATTAAACCATCGTGAATTGTCATAGTGGATTACAGCTCTACACCCTTGTAACCATGCCAGACCTGCAGCAGCAACTTGCCGAAATGCACGAGGAGGTCGTTGCGCAAGTGCTGGAAGACCTCAGGAACGGCGACCGCAAGGCCCGCGCTGAGGCCATGCAGCTCCTCAAGCAAAACAACGTCACCTCCGTTGCTCAGGAAGGCAGCACCTTGCGGAAGCTAGCCGGCAAGCTGGACTTCTCCAGCATGGAAGACAAGGTGGTGCCTCTTAATCGCCAACGCGAAGCCGGCTAACACCACCATGCGAACGGTTGGCGGCTTTTGGTCGCCAGCCAAGAGCCAACGCATCAATGGCAGCGCCGCTTTCGTCCAACCAGGCGTCGTAAGCCTCCTGTTGCAGCTGATCAGCTCGGGCTTGCGCAGCTCGTTGCTGGTCTTGAGCAGCGGACTCAACAAAGAAACCGCAAGCAATCGCTAGTGCATCCAAGCGGTCGTCATGGCTGAGGCAGCCTTTCTCCGCCGTCAGCCGGCTGGCCTGGACAAACAGTGAGCGGCTGTAGCCGGTCTCCGGGTCTTCATCCAACAGGCGGTAGTCCTGCTTGATGACACGGGTAGTAACCACTAGCCGGTGCTGCTGAATCAATGGCCCCAACGTGTCGCACAACCGCTGCTCCTTGCGTTGGTTGTGACGCACCTCCTCAATGGTCACCGGATGCTCCCGCATCAAGTGCGGCTTAAGCAATGCAGTGAACATGCCATCACCCATGTTTGATTCCGCCACGACGTAGTTCACGTCCCACTTTTTGGCGACCTTTGACAGGTGTTGCAGCACCTCATCGGCGTAACCCAGCGTGCTGCCGCCGGATTCCAGCAGGAACAGGTTGCCATTTAGCTCTGCCACCACTGCCCAAGCCAATTCATCAGCGCCGCGGCCAGCGGGGTCAATCGCCAAAACGCACCGCCACTGCTCACTACGGGACATCCAGCCGTTTTGAAAGATCGGGCGGTGGTAG